CTCTCGCGCTCTCGCGCTCTCTGGAATTTCTTAAAAAAAAAAAAAAAATATAAAAAAAAAAAAACAAAAAAAAAGCGAAAAACTCGGGAAAAGAGAAAAAACGGAAAAAAGACTGAGCCATACTTTTGATTGAATTAAAGAGCCATACCGAAAACTCGATATTGCCGAATGCGCCGAAATTGGCGCACAAGACGTGTCAAAATGCCCCGCTTAGGACGAAAGCAGATAGATGCAGAACCGCAAGGAGGGCGAAGCCTTTGGGGGCAACGGAGACCGGGGGATTGCAAAGCGATGCAATGGCGGGGAATGCGGCGCGCCGGGATGCACCGTGGTGGCGATATGCGGGCCACCACGGGGCCGAGTCGTGTGGCCGGGTATACACCCCGCCGAATACGGCATGACGCGCACCACGGGCGAAAAAATGCGCCCCCATCGGCGTGACGGGGGCGCAAACCATACGGGACTGCGCCCCGCCCCATGTCGCAATCAATCAGAACCCGAAAGGTCAATATCCAAGGCGGCCTCGGCCTTCTCACGTTCGATACGGGCCTCGGCCATGGCCTTAACCTTCGCTTGCACCTTGGCGCCGAGTCCTTCAAACGCTTCAAACGCGGCCCGCAGCTTGTCCTTCTTTGTGGTCCCTTTCTCGAAGGTCATTTTGGTCGCAAGCAGGTCGGCAATGGTTTCGTCCAAGCGGGACATACCGGGCGCGGCGCTTGCCCGCGAAGTCCATTCCCCGCTTTGCAGGGCATCAACCCGTTTTTGCATAAGCGCCGCCCCATACTCCGCAATCCGCATACCATTGGACGTGGCCCAAGTCTTACGCGCTGCCGCCGACAATTTCGCCCAATCCGGCTCGTCATCCTTGCGGGCAATTTCATACGCGCCGCTTGCAGCCGCGCTTGCGGCGTCCGAGACCGTCTGCTTGATACCGTGCAGAACCGCTTGTGCGATCACTTCGGGAGAAAGCCCCGCAATCGGGACCGGCAATTCTTCGCCACGCGCTTGCACGACGAAGGACTCGGGAAGGGTGATAGTGATTTCCATTGGTTTGACTCCATTTTAAAGTGACACAGGATAGTGTCGCAATGCGCCGCCGCAACGGCGCATGTCGCCATTATCCCTGTCTGTTTCTATACACAAGGCAAAGCGCGACCGACGTGCCCGGCCCGTCCCAGCCCATGTAATAGACTTCGTATTCAGATTTTACCGTGCCGACTTCATAGAAAGACGCGGCGGCATGGAAAGCAGCGTCGCTTATTTCTTCAAATTCATCCGAGTCTTTCCACCATACCAAATATTTCATTCTGTTGACTCCTTGTCTTGCGGCCTTGCGCCGCCCCGTGCCCAATGCACAATTGAAGATTGGACTCGCCCGGTGGCAATGTCAACCCACCTTGCGCCATATTTGAACCATACTTGCGTGCATCCACGCACATTCCCTGCTTGCAATTATGCACGGGCGCACCACGCCCCGCGCTTCCCTGCTTCCACAATCCGACCCCCACCCCCAGCCTTGTCCGCAACGCGGACCCCTTTCGCTGACCCGGCGGCCCTCCTTCCCCCCTGGACCCCCCTCCGGAAATTTCTTCCATTTCCAGCCCAGCCATACCTGATATGGTCCGAAGGCCCAGCCATACCACCACAAATCCCTTGCGGCGTGAAACGTCTCGTGTTATGGGGGGGCATGGACCTGAATCTTGATATCGCCGCGATGACCCGGCCCGGTAGGAAGCCAGCTCCGCTCCACGCGCACGTAGTTCGTGAACTGGAGTCTGCGGACCTTGCCGCACTCGCGGCGCCTCGGAACACGGAACCGGCCGAGTTGAAGCGGCTTTCCGAGCGGCACCACGCCCTGGCCCGGTCGCTCGCAAGCGGGATGAGTGAGGCCGAGGCCGCCGCCCTTACCGGATACGACCTCTCCCGCGTTAGCAACCTCAAGCGCAGCCCCGCCTTCCAAGAACTTCTGGCCCTCTACCGGGATCGGAGGGACGCCGAATTTGCGGAGATGCACGCTATGCTTGCGGGCCTGAGCAAAGATGCCGCCCTGGAGTTGCGCACCCGGCTCGAGGACAGCCCCGGAGAAATCACCCTCCCCCAACTCCTTGACATTCTCAAGATGGGCGCGGACCGCACAGGCTTCGGCCCCACCTCGAAGCAGGAGACCACTGTGCGAGTGGACCTCTCGACCCGGCTGGAAGCCGCACGGACCCGAGCCCGCATTGCGCAGGGCGATATCATTGATGTGACACCGGAGGCTGATTGATGTTTGACATGAGGGGGTTTGGCGCGGTCATTGTAGCAATGATCCTCTTTTGGGCCGCAGTTGCATTCGGGCTCGGGGCCTGGCTTTTCTGATGGACGAGGGCCTCACCCCGCTCGACCTCGAACTGATCGAGGAACTGGGTTCCTTCGCCTACGATCCTCTCGGCTTTGCTCGCTGGGCCTTCCCCTGGGGCGAGCCGGGAACCGAACTCTACAAATTCAAAGAGCCCTACAAATGGCAATGCCTGTATTTGGAAGAGGTAGGCGACGCCCTACGCTCGGGCCGCCCCGCCCTTATGGCCACCACCTCGGGCCACGGAACCGGCAAATCCGCCCTCAACGGGATGGAAACGTGGTGGGGCTTTTCAACTCGGGCCGGCACTCGCGGAGTCATCACCGCTAACACGGACAACCAACTCCGCACCAAAACTTGGGTCGAGATGGCGAAGTGGCATCGCCTCTTCATCGCCAAGCACCTCTTCAAATACACAGCCACCGCCCTCTTCTCCATCGACGAGGAGCGCAGCAAAGAGTGGCGGATCGACATGGTGCCTTGGTCCGAACGTAACACAGAGGCGTTCGCCGGACTGCACAACTCCGGGGGCCGCATTCTCATCCTCTTCGACGAGGCCTCGGCAATCCCCGACATCATTTGGGAAACTACCGAGGGGGCGCTCACCGACGCGGATACCGAAATCCTGTGGAGTGTGAAGGGAAACCCCACTCGAAATAAAGGCCGCTTCCGCGAGTGCTTTCCCGGCGGCGCATTCGAGCATCGCTGGATGTCTCGCGAAATAGACTCCCGCTCCGTCCCCGGCACTAACAAAGAACAGATCGAAGCGTGGAAGCAGGACTACGGTGAAGACTCCGACTTTTTCCGCATCCGCGTCCTTGGCAAATTCCCGCGTCAAGATCAGAACTCCTTCATCCCTCTTGAACTGGCCCGCGAAGCTGCAGCCCGCATACCGCAGCAGGACATCGGCCAACCGGTCGTCCTCGGTGTAGACGTAGGGCGCTTCGGAGACGACCCCTCCTGCATCTACCCCCGCCAAGGCTACGATGCGAAATCACGCAAGCCAGAGCTCTACCTAGGGCTGAACCTCATCCAACTCGCGGATCGGGTCTGCCGCGCTCGAGCCCTGCACTCAGCCACAATCATCTTCGTAGACGAGGGCGGTGTCGGGGCGGGCCTCGTAGACATCCTCCTTGACCGGGCCGAGCCCGTAATCGGCGTTGACTTCGGTTCCCGTGCCGATCAATCTAACTCTCGTGATCCACTGACCCGCTACGCGAACAAGCGCGCGGAAATGTGGGGCGGGCTGCGCGATGCTCTCCCCCACCTCGCCATTCACGACAAAATCCCCGAGCAAGAGCAGTCCCTCGTAGACGAACTCACCTCCCCCTCCTACGACTACAATATCCGCGAACATATCGTCCTCGAGTCTAAAAAAGATATGAAGCGTCGAGGCATTCCCTCTCCCAACGTCGCAGACGCCCTCGCCCTTACCTACGCCTATCCCTCCTTCACTATTTCCGACTCCATCCCCATCCGCGCCATCGAACACGATTACAACCCCTATGCAGATGAAAGGCTCTAACCATGGCTATGCGTCAGCCCAAAATCCCTAGGCCCACCCCTGCGCCTACATCTCCAGTCGCCGCAGGCGCACCCAACACAGCATCCCCCTCTCAAGGCCTGGGCCAAGCTTTCTCCGGCTTTAGCTTCGCCCCGCGCCTTTCCGCCTTCGCGGCTAATCGCTCGGGCCGCCGTTCACTTCTCGGTGGGGGAGCCTGAAATGCAGATCGCGGCAGAAACCTACAAAAACCTCAACGACCGCATGTCTCACATGGACAAAGTGCGAGCCCCGTGGTGGTCCAACTGGCGCGACATTTCCGACTTCTTCCTCCCCCGCCGCTACCCCTGGCTCCTCACCGACAAGGAGGTAAAATCCGCCGGTGTCCGCAATGCGCGCCTTCTGGACTCCACCTCTATCACCGCCCTGCGCACCCTAGCCACAGGCATGATGAACGGCATCACCTCCCCGGCTCGACCATGGTTCCGCCTCCGCATCGCAGGCTTTTCCGAAGAGAGCACCGCTCACGCGGTTCGAGTGTGGCTGGACGAAGCCTCCCGGCGAATGCTACTTGTGATGGCCGAGTCCAATTTCTACAACGGCCTCGGCATTCTCTACCTCGAATGGTGCGCCTTCGGCACCGCAGCCATGTCCATCTACGAAGACTCTCGGGACATCATTCGCACCTTCAACCATGCAGTCGGGGAGTTCTATCTCGAAACCGATGCAATGGGCCGCATTTCTGCCTTCTCCCGCAAATTCCGCCTCACTGTCGAGCAAACCGTGAAGGAGTTCGGCATAGAGGATGTCTCTCAATCCGTGAAAGCCGACTACGTTGCGGGAGGAGTTCGCCGCTTCAATCTCGTCTACATATCTCACCTCATCGAGCGGAACGATCAGACGGTGCCCGGCGTCCGCGCTAGTGCCGATTGGCGCGAGTTCTACTGGCAAATCGGCGGAGACACCAATCTTGCTCTCCGCATAGGCTCCCTCGACGAATTACCACCAATCTGCCCACGCTGGGAAACCTATGCAGATGATGTCTATGGCTCTTCCCCCTGCATGGACGCTGCGCCAGACGTGCGCCAACTTCAGCAGATGGTCAAGCGTCGAGGTCAAGGCCTGGACAAGCTTGTCGATCCTCCGATGCTCATGAACAAAAAGCTAGCATCGCAGCCCAAGTCCACCCTCCCCGGCGGCGTCACCTATGTCCCAGGTGGTGAACTGGGCGAGGGCGCTCGGCCCCTCTACCAAATCTCCTTCCCCTTCCAAGAGCTAAACATGGACATCGCCACTACCCAGGCGCGCATTCGACAAGTCCTCTTCAACGATCTCTTCCGCATGATATCCGAATTGGAAACCGTGCGCTCGGCCACCGAAATCGACGCGCGGCGGGAGGAAAAACTTGTCTTGCTGGGCCCCGTGCTGGAAAGATTTGAAAGCGAAGGCCTCGCTCCCTGTATCGAGCGCATCTTCCGCATCTGCGAACGCACCGGCGTATTTCCTCCGGCCCCGCCCGAGCTAGAAAACCTCGATATTCAAATTCAATACGTCTCCGTCCTCTCCGACGCCCAACGCGCTGTCGGCACCGTCTCCATCGAGCGCTATCTGCAACTCATCGGTAACATGGCTTCCATCTTCCCCGAGGCGCTGGAAATCCCCAACCCCGAGGAGATCATCCGCGAGTATGCGGAAGCGATTGGCGTCTCACCCAAGTTGAACCGCTCGCGCGAAGAAGCACAGGACATTCGGGACGCTCGCGAGCAGGAGCAACAAATCTCCCAGGCGGCGGAGCAGGGTCAGGCCCTCATCGGCGGGGCCGAGCAACTTTCCAACACTCAAGTGGGCGGCGGACAAAATGCCCTCCAAGCCCTGCTAGGATAATCCATGTCTCAACGCGCTTACTCCCGCCTGCTAGGCCGTTATGCGAAAGAAGACCTCGCTCTCTTTCAAGAGGCCGCCGATCGCATTCACGCCTCGAAAGGCCTCCGCCTACTCCTCTATCGCTTCTTCGAGGATTGCGGTATGGCTCAATCCCCGTTCAATCCTGACCCCTTGACAACGGCGCGGAATTGCGGGAAATTGGAAGCGGCAATGACCCTCCGCGACCTTATCGAGTCCATCGACCCCGACCTACCCGCTGCCCTTCACAAGGAGATAACCGACTATGACCGATCCCGTTCAGACCAGCTTGATCAGCGACTCGACAACCTCGACGAATACTCCTGATCCGGCAACCACGCAGCCTCCGAATAATCCCGAAGCGGCTCCCGATCCGGCTCCTGCAGACCCCACCACTGCAGTCGAGACGGGTAGCGCGGCAGCGGATGCTGAAGGGCCATCCGAGGCCGAGCCGACACCTCTGGCTCTCGAAGACATCGTCCTCCCCGATGGATTTGAGATGCCAGAGGAAGTTGGCAATTCCTTCCTCGCCCTCATCAATTCCCCGCCTGAGTCGCGGACCGAATTTGCCAATTCCCTCATTGGCATCCACACCTCCCTCCTCGAATCTGTTGCGGGCGAATACGCACAGCAATGGGAGACTACCCAGGAACAATGGCGCACCGAGGTGCAAAATCTTCCTGAAATTGGCGGACAAAATCTCCAGACTTCCTTGGCCGAAATTGCCAAAGTGCTGGACCGCTACGGCGACAAAGAGGCGCGAGACGCACTCGCAATGACCGGCGCGGGCAACCACCCCGCACTCGTTCGACTCTTTCACAAAATCGCCAGAGACGTGAATGAAAAAATTCCGGTCACGGGAGCGTCTCCAACGGGCGCTTTGAAGGATCGGGCAACCCGCATGTTTGGCAATTCTGAAGGATAACACTCCATGCCCGCAGCAAACAATCCCACCCTGCTCGACATCACTCGAGCCCAGGACCCAGACGGCAAAATCGCAGCCGTTGCGGAAATCCTGACTGAAACGAACGAGATGCTTCTCGACATTCCGTTCATGGAGGGCAACCTCGCCACCGGCCACCGCACCACAATTCGGACGGGCATTCCCGAGCCGACCTGGCGCATGTTCTACGGCGGCGTCCAGCCCACCAAATCGACTCGCGCCCAGATCACCGACAACACCGCCATGCTTGAAGCGTATGCGGAAGTCGATAAGGCGCTGGCTGATCTCAACGGCAACACCGCCGCTTTCCGCTTGTCGGAAGACTACGCCCACCTCGAAGGCATGGCGCAAGCCGCGCAGCAAGCCTTCATCTACGGTAACGAGGCCGAAAACCCGGATCAGTTCAACGGGCTGGCGCCTCGCTTCAACTCCCTCTCCGCTGGCAACTCCGACAACATTCTCGACGCCGGCGGCCAAAGCACCGACAACGCTTCCATCTATCTCGTAGTCTGGGGGCCGAATACCGTCCACGGCATTTATCCAAAAGGCCTGACTGGCGGCTTGCAAATGCAGGACCTCGGAGAAGTCACCATCGAGAACGTCGATGGGGCGAATGGCCGGATGCAGGGTTATCGCACCCACTACGACTGGCGTCTGGGACTCTGCGTCCGCGACTGGCGCTACGTCGTTCGCATCTGCAACATCGACCGTTCGCTTCTCTCCGCCACCCTCACCACCGGCGCTAATCTGCCGGAGTTGATGTTCGAAGCCGTTGAGCGCCTCCCCTCCATGTCGGCCGGAAACGCTGTCTGGTATATGGATCGCTCGATCCGCACCAAGCTGCGTCAGCAACTCGCGCACGGAGTGAAGCAATCGACACTGACCGTCGAGCAAATTGGCGGCGTTCGCACCGTCTTGCACGACGAAATCCCCATCCGCCGCGTTGACAAACTCGCTGTCAACGAAGCCCGCATCGTCTGAGGAGACCCAGCAAATGCTTATCGACACTCGCACTACCTTCGCCTGGGCTACCGCGTTTCCCGGTATCGCAGGCTTAGCCGGCACGGCCAAGATCGGAGATGCGCTGGACCTCAGCGTCGTTTCCGACATGGGCGAAGGCTATCCCATGTATCTGGTTATCCAGATGTCTACTGCGGCTGCAGGCGGCACTTCCGCTGCTTTCAGCCTTGTCACCGCCGACAACGAGGCACTCACAACGAACCCTGTCACCCTCTTCTCGACCGGGCCCATTGTGACGGCTAGCCTTATCCTCAACGCTTCCGTGATCGTCATTGCGATCCCGAAGGCGGACTACACGCGGTGGTTGGGCCTGACCATCACCGAGGTTGGCAACTTCACCACAGGCGCAATCCGCGCTTTCCTGA